TAAACTCCTGTGTTTGTAAACAAAGGTTCAACACTCTGTCTTATAAAATTAACTGTGTCGATTCTGCTAACAGTTTTAAATGCTAAACTTTTTTCACTTTCTGATTTATAAATTAAACCGTCATCAGCAAATACATTTACGCTAGAATATTTTCCGCTAGCATCAATAATATCAAAATTACGACTAACACCACTAGATGTCCTGTTAATAGCTTTAACTTTTAAAATGTCTTGGCTGCTGGTAAGCGGTGCAAGATTATAGTCCTCAGCAGTAATCATTCTATTTTGAGTGTAGTATTGTGCAGGTGCTTTTGTTCTAATGCTTTCTACAGTTTCTGCAGGAACACTATTACTCACTGTATATTTCAAGCTCATGCTAATTTTAAGTACATGACCTTGCCCGGACTTGTTTACATAGGGCACCTCAATATTGATACCTCGCATTTCATTAGGAAGGACACTGTATGATAATCCATTACTTACACGATAGTAAACCCTAAAAGAACCTTGCGGTAAGTTTCCATAGACCCCGTCGGCAAATATTAGATCAATTCTGTCTAAATTTTTTGTAGATATAGAATAGATATTTCTAATATCTTTTTCAATACTGTTGTAAGCAATATTGTTGCCTACAAGGTTAGACACCTGTGTCCAGGGATCTAACTGGGCACCATTAGCTGCCAATTGAAATAGCCATACATCACTGTTATTAATGTTGTCAGCATCTATTGCTACTTTTTCGTTTGTGGTAGGTACTGCTATTGAAAAGTCTGCAAGCTCTAGGCTTCCCTGTTTAAACATCAAGAAAAACCCAGTATTAGTACTGGCAGCGCCTTTGCCGTCTAACTTATAGACAAATCCAAGTTGGTTACCCGGAACTGGAGCTTCTTCATATATTTCTTCGCTGCCCTTAAATGCGGTGCTTACCATCTCAAAAGGCATAGCACGGCCGGCAACATTTTTATTGTATGTAAAAATTGGAACATCTCTGCTGGCAGTTCTAAATCGGTACTGCTCTGTAGGAATTCCTTGTATAGTTGAAGATCCCTGACTACGACCAATTTCGGTGTTGTCTGCCATAGCGGCATTTAGTATGGTATTAAATTGTTCTTTCCAATTGGAGTTAGTCGAATCGTTCCACTGAATAATTTGGCGAGCAAGATTTTTTCCGTTGGCGTCGAGGATGTTTTCAGTGGTGCTAACAGTGTCAAACTTTAAAAGTCCTTTGCTGGTAATATTTCTCTTCGCATTATAGCTCAACATACGAGCTATACGAAGGACGCTTTCTCTACGAGATGCTAATTCAATAAAGTTTTCTCTACTAGCAAGGTCAATACGAAATGCTAGACTTTGTCCAAGGAAAGCTACAGCGTCAATTAGAGCCAAATACTCTGAACTTTCAATGTAGTCGTTGAAATCTTCTGGATAATTTTCACGCAGGTATGTGATGATAACACGGCGTAGATTTTCAAAGTCGTAGCTTTTAAAATCAGCATTTTTAAAGGTCTGATAGATCCTTGTCCAATCTTGATTTAATATTAAATTTGTTTGTCTTGTAGTCGTAGTCATTGTTTTTCTTGCCCTATCACATATTTACCTTAAAAAATAAACTGGTCAGTTTACTATATTATTTGTCTTGTCAAAGTTAAAAGTCATTTGCTCATTGATATTAAACGGTAGATAAACAATATCCGCCTGTATTCTAATGCCTTGATCTGTACTGTCAATTGTCAAGGTATTAACCTTGACTCTTGGATCATAGTTGATGATTTGTTCAACATCTTCTGTGATTAGTCTGCGAACTTCTGAAGTAAAATTTTCAAACAACATGTCCCAGATAATTGTGCCAAAATTAGGGTTTTCTAATTTTTCACCTTTTCGAATGTAAAAATGATTCATCAAATCTCGCTTGACTAACTCAATGTCATAAAGTTTAAAATTGTTTTTTATTTCGTTAGAACTAAAACCCTTGTATCTAAAGCTAGAACTAGTCTGTGCTGTGGTGGCTTTGTTAGTTGCCACCGATTGTTGGTTGTATAGTTTGGCCATTATTCTTCTCCGCCTTCATCACCGCCTTCATCACCGCCTTCATCACCGCCTTCATCACCGCCTGCTGGAGCACCGTCTTCGCCGCCACCGGCTTGTTCTCTGTCTGTAAGATCAGGTTTAACTAATAGAGGATCTAGATTCTCGTGACTAGGCCAAGGCTCATGCATGGGTATTCTAAACATAATACTTTCTAACGGAGTTTCTGTGTTATATCTTGCACCCACCCATTCGGCTGCTGCTGGATTAATTACAATGTTCCCATTAACGCCAAGTGCTAAGGTAGGAGTAGCTGCTGTTGCTTTGGTAGCAGCCCCTGCATCTGGGGCTGCAGGGCCGTTAAGGTTGATGGCGCCGCCTGTAAATGTTAAATTAGCAGCACCCCAGCTGCCATCGCCTCCAGCAGTTACCTGCATGGCTGTTCCAGATTTAATATCCATACTTGTGCCAGATTGAATATTAACACTGGTTCCTGCTTTCACATGAGTATCTAAACTTGACTGAATGTAAGTACTTAAAATACTTTTAAAATTATTATTCATTACAGAAGTTATGTGATTATCCATTAATGTAGCAATGTGTACTTCTCCTTCCGTAGTAATTTTTGTATCGCCTTTGACAAAAAATCTAGTGTTGGCTTCTGTATCTACACGGAAGTTTCCGCCACCTGTTTCGTGTACAGCAGAAGCTTTCATATTGATATTTCTACCGGCTTCGAAGTTAAAATCACGATCAGCATAGAAATTAAAATCTTGTTTAGTATGAATGCTAATACTGTCCTCGGCAAAGATATCAATTTTACCATCGCTGGTCATTTCAATCCAACTTGTACCTCTACTATTGCCAATATAAATTAAATCTTCACTAGTATGCAACAACAGTTGATGCCCTGTTCTTGTACGAAGGCGGATATATTCGTCCGATGGTATTGTTGGTTCTCCGGCATCGCCGTCAAGTGTGTCGGCATAATCATAACCGCCTTCGCTGGCATTAGTCCTACGCTGATAACGATCGTCACCGTCGTCCATAACAAATTGACTGCCACCCAATCTGCTGACAGGCACAGGAGTTGGACTTTGACTGTCTGACTTACCAATAAATGCTTTCTTTGCACCGTCCCTTCGATCTAGAGGACCTGGTGTCGAAATACCATAAACGCTGCTAGGTACATTTCTGCGACTAGTAGAATACGTTACTCCTCTAATATCATCTTCTAATAGGCCTTCTTCTAAGAAGTGGTCTGCAATAGGATGTACTGCCCGTTTAACTTTATCAATTTCAGTGCCTTCTTCTAAAGTGCTTGCACGACGATTTGCCTCAGCTACTGGCACAAACCCGGTATCGTATTTTTCTTCTTCACCCTCGGCAAAAGCTACAGCTCTACTGGCTGCAATGCCCGGAACCATGTGATTTGAAAACTTATCAGGAACACACCCCAACCAATAACCTTGGCTAGGATCTCCCTCGATAAAAAATACCAATACTGTATTTCCCACATCTGGTGGCACAAACCAAAAGCCGTAACTTTTTTGTGTGTCGCCAAAATCGTCTTCATTATATCCTTGAAACTCAAATGCTGTTTGACCAGCAAAGGGGCTAGCATATCTTACTGGATAGGTCTGACCGCCTTCGCCTATGGTATTACCGTCTGGTCTTAATAGGGTAACTTCTAAACCACCCATAAATGTAGGATCTAAGTGACTGATAATTTTAGCAAGATATGGACCTCCCGAAATATCACTTGATTTTTCTGCTGATTCTCTTTTTACTTGTGCCATTTATATTCCATTTCTTTATAATCCCGTGGCGTCATATAATTCACCAGTTTCAGGATTTCTTCTCAAATTACTTTCTTGTCCGGTTTCATCAAATAGTCTAATACCAACTCCATAGCCTAATTCATTTACACCGCCAATCTCAGCTGCATCATCATTAACACCAGAAGATGGTTTGCCTTGTGTCTTGATATCGGCCGCCATTGGGTTCTTACTTGGTCCTTTGTAAGGATCGTAGTCCTGTGGCTGATTAGGCATGCGAGTAGCTTCTATTGATTGTGTAAATTTTCCATCGCTAAATTTATTGTTACAGTACAGTACTTTGTAAATTCCACTGTAGGGATTAATTGGTTCGTTGGGTGGAAAGTTATACAGGCCGCCTACTCCCGAAGTTCCAAGATTAGGTTCTATTGGCGTTCTAAAAATTATTCTTATGTGAGTATCCGCTCCTTGATAGTTTACACTACCCCCAGCATCTCTCATAAGATAGGGTTGTCCGTCATGTTCATCGCCTAGATAATTGCCCATGCCGCTGTCGCTGATCCAATAAGGGTCACCAATGATGTCTAAATTGATCTTGGTCATGTCGCCGGTGCCTTGATTTAGAATGGCATTCTTTAGTGTTTCTGCAACTCGTCTAGCTACATCTTGTGCTCCGGATCCACCTTTAGTCGTTTGTTTAGTTACACCTCTATCGGCAAAAGCAGGGGCGCTGTCTATGGTAGTAGAGGCATCTGCTGAATCAGTATCTGGAACTATGTATACTTGGTCTTTGTCTTCACTTGTCTGAGAAGTTGCAGTTGCAACAACTGATCCGCTTTTTTCCGCCGGAGTAGGCTGTTTACCTGTGTGGAATAATTGATTAACCTGTATGTCAAACTTTAAAATATCGTTGTTTTGACCTGTATAGATATATTTGTATTCTTTTCCAATAATTTTATTAAGAGCTGGATATCCTGGCGGATTAGCTGTGGGATTTCTAAACACACTAGAGTGAACTTTAAAGGGCAACACTCTAAAAATATAAGTTCGCTGGCGACAATTTCTCTTAAGATCAAAATTTCCAATCTTGAGTTGTACATCTACTCTAAACCAACTTATTCTTCCTTCGCTGTCTAGCTTTGCCGGGTCAATGGCATTTTTTGCATAGTCGGAACTCAATATAACTTCTTGGATAATGTTTTGAATCGTTGCGCCGGCTTCAAAAGCAAACTCTCGTTGTTTAGGATCAATAGTTAATGAATTTCTTTTGATTAACCCTGTAGCTTCATCAGTAACATCATTTTCAAATCCAAAATTTATGTTACCGCCAGATGTGGCTCCAAATCCTAGACTACTATTACCAATAATGCCGTCACCGTAGCTTTGTGAATCTTGCCCAGTTCTTCCTTTGATAGGAGCTGACTCTGGTGCTTGAGGATCAACAATTGCTCGTTGCTCAGTTTCAAACTGTTCAGCTCCGGCGCCTGGCAAGCCAATAGGGTCGTTCCATTTTTCTGGAAAAACTACGATGTACTGATCGGCGGTGTCTTGTGTTTTGTCTACCTGATCTAACTGTTCTTTGTTAAGAATACTGCAAAGGCTGGTATTTCCAGCCACTAACATTTCTTTGATGTTTTCTCCGCGAAGTTTAATGTTGTTTACTATCTGTTGCGCAACATTGGTAAATCCTAGATGGTTACACGGAACTGCTTCGCACTTGTATGTGCTACCACCTTCGTTGGTTGTAAAGTTAACCTTTGTAAATTGTATAACAAAATATTTGTTCAATGCCTCACTGCTGCCAAACATTTGTCCGTTGTCCTTATGCCCAACAAACTCTAATTTTAATAGATAGGGGGTTCCGTTATAATTAGGATAACCTGAACTAATAGCCGCTGCCTGTAGACTGTGAATAAAGAAGCCCATTGAATACGGTTCAAAGACTTCGAAGGCAAAATTAATAACGTTAGTTGAGCCGCTGGCTTTTGTTGCTGCCAGCGTCATACGCATATCAAAATTGTTAACAAAATATTCAGGTGCTCCAACAACAGTCTGTGCTCTCTGTCCGGCAAATCGTCCTGCTGAAGAAAATATTACATTTTGTAACGCACTTGGTTTACCCCGATACAAACTAGGATCATTAAACTGATTTGGACTAAGGCAAGCTAGTGTCCACAGAGGAGTATATGATGCAAACTGATCAAGAATATTTTCGTAAGGTGGGCCAAAGGCAGTTGACAGTTGTTGAAACCCAGCAAGACTGTAAAAATCAATGTCTGGTAATTTAGCAAAGTCTCTTACTTTACAACTTGCTAGTGCTTCTGTGGCACCCGTAACAACTGATGCAACTCCCTCAGGAACATTTTTTACTCCCGGGTCATCTTCGTATTCACTACCACTAAATCCTGTTTCATCCCACATATTATATTCCTAGATAATTTTGTAAATTTGATTTTTTAGGAATAAAAATAACCGTTCCTGGTTCAAAGTCATAGATACAATCTTTGATCACATCCATGTTTCGTTGAACAAACACCCACCATAATTTAGGGTCGCCATACAGATCAAAGGCCAGTAGGTCAGGCCGATGACGATATTGATTTTCAATGACATATTTAAAGTCATCACTTTCCGCAGGCACTGGACGAATTGACAGTATGTCAAGGTACAGCCTGTTCTGTTTAGTGGTAGCCCAGGGGCTTGTCTTTTTGTATTTGACTGTGTTAGATTGGGTGGCCATATATTAGATATATCCCTTGGTACTCATTGAGCCCGATGCGTATTCTTGCAGGCTGAACTGACGAAGTTTACTTCTGTTGTATATAGGTGCAACGGTTACGGATATTTTACTTAAGATAGGCACCCAAGTGGCTTGACCAAAATTGTTAGATGTACATTTAATATAATTTACATCTTCGGGTAGTTCAACTGAAAAACTTTTTACTACCACTGGAATAGAATTTAATATACCAGGACCGTAGCCGCTTAAATTACAAATCACCGGCGGGTTACCGGCGTTTGTGCTTTTACCAAAAAACATTTTTGTAGAAGCTTTAAAGAATGTAGTTGCCTGTATCCAGTAGGCCGCATCCTCTTCTGTTTCACAACTAAAGTCTCCAGAAATTTGTATGTCATCAACTGAACTACTTTTGTATGCTTGAAAAGGATAATTACTGTGTACTGGATCTAATGCAGAATAATTTGCTTTGGTAGCTATAGTGATCGAAGGATTGTAAGGCCAAACTACACCGTTGGTGTCCTGTAATAGTCCAAATGCTCCGTCACCGAAAAGTCCAAAATTACAATTGATTCTAACACGCCAGTCTTCGGCATTGCCAGATTGCAATTCTACAAAAGACCCTCGAGATTCAAATGCCTCCCCGCTTGCTGGTAAGTTTTTACCTCTAAACAAGCTGAGTACATTATTAAGCTGTCCTGCTCCTGAAGAAACAGCACTGGCAAATCCACCTAGGGCGCCAATCGCACCTCCAATACCTACGCCATTAATGCTTCGACCGATGTCTCCGGCAAGATTACTAAGACTTCCTATGCCGTTAAGTGCAGTGCCTATATTGCCAAAGCCGCCAGCAGTGAGTCCATTAAGTGACGAGCCGATACCGCCACCTAGTTGGTTTACTTTGTTCTCTAAGTCACGCATGCCGCTATTCATGCTATCGCCGAAGCCGCCACCAAATTGATTGGTAACAGAGCTGACTGCTTTCTTGGCTGAACTAAGAACTGAGGAGAACGGATTGAGCGAAAGACCCATAAGAAATATTCCTTTTAGTCTATTTATTCTTGACAAAATGTGTTATTATATAAGTAATGGAGAACCCTATAACTATGACAATCAGTTCGCAACCACCTAAAATCAAGTACTTAACCAACAAAGATTTACTACGAGAAATACATCTAAGTAAAAATACCTACTGTAGTTTTATAAGTCCCGACTACAGCGAGTATGATTTAATTTTGCCAAATATCAGCAAAATAAATGTTAGAACAATTGCTGAAGCAAAAAGAAATCAAGCTATTAGATTAAGCAAAAGAGCTCACGAGTCGGCAGTACTAACTGGTGGAAAGAAATTACCCGCAAAAGAGTTTGAAGTAGATTATAAGACAATTAAGAAAGTCGATGTTGTATTTCGCATCATGACCTTTGAGCATATTCCGTTAGCACCGGGTCGTAAAAAGACTTTGAAGAATACCGCAGACAGTCACGATAAAGTAAACTTTCCACCGTTTCAGCATTGGAAATTTGACGACAACAACAACTTGATCTGTGTAGGCAAAAGTCACTGGAAGGGACCTTTAGACACTGGCGAGTTTAACAAAGAGCACGGCAAGATGACCAACAATCTAGCCCGCATGTTTTTAAAATTATGTGAGCGTTATGCTACTCGTGGCAATGTTCGTGGATATACTTACAACGACGAAATGCGTGGCCAGGCCATTTTACAATTAACTCAAATTGGTCTACAGTTTGACGAAAGCAAAAGTGATAATCCGTTTGCCTACTACACTGCTGCCGTTACTAACAGTTTTGTAAGAATTATTAACATTGAAAAACGCAATCAAAACATTAGAGACGATATTCTAGAAATGAATGGAATGAATCCAAGTTGGACTAGACAGAATAGCGGAGTTAGTAACTTTGGTGCTGGTACCGGAGCAAGTTCTGGTGAAGGTGGTGGTGATTGGGATTGACCTAGGTAGTTGTAAGCTGTTATACTAACAAAGGAGATTCTATGTCATTATTTAAAAAAGTAGCTTGTTTCACAGATATACATTTTGGTCTAAAATCAGGAAGCCGTACACATAATCAAGATTGCGAAGATTTCGTAAATTGGTTTTGTGATACTGCAATTGCAGAAGGTGCAGAAACTTGCATATTCCTAGGCGACTGGCACCATAATCGCAACACCACTGATGTTAGTACCATGAACTACACAGTGTCTAATCTAGAACGACTGAGTAAATCGTTTGAAAAGGTCTATGTTATTCTAGGCAATCACGATGAGTTTTACAAAGACAAGCGTGAGATTCACAGTCTTGAATTTGCTAGACTGTTTCCTAACATTGAATTAGTAAATGAAACGCTGACTCAAGGTGATGTAACTATCATGCCATGGCTGGTAGCAGACGAATGGCGTACTGTATCTAAAATACAAAGTCGTTATATCTTTGGGCACTTAGAACTGCCCCTGTTCATGATGAATGCCATGGTACAGATGCCGGATCACGGACAGTTACAGGCAGATCACTTTATCAATCAAGAATATGTGTTCAGCGGCCACTTTCACAAACGGCAGAGCAAAGGCAGTATTACCTATATTGGTAATTGCTTTCCGCACAACTATGCAGATGCAGGTGATGACGACCGCGGTATGATGTTATTAGCGTGGGGTAGCAAGCCCGAGTATCATACTTGGCCCGGCCAACCTACTTTTAGAACCTATAAGCTAAGTCAGATTATAGATCGGCCGGACGAGTTGCTACGAGAGCGTATGCATTGCCGTGTGACCATTGACTTGCCTATCAGCTTTGAAGAAGCAAATTTTATTAAAGAAACTTTCATGCCACAGTACAAGTTGCGTGAACTCATGCTTATTCCAGAAAAAGTAGAAATAGAATCCGGTAATGCTCCTATTGATATCAACTTTGAATCAGTTGATACTATTGTTATGAATCAAATCAATGCCATCGACAGCGACACTTTCGACAAAGGCCTGTTATTGGAAATTTATAGAGAACTATGATTAAAATTAAAAATCTAACTGTACGAAATTTCATGAGTGTGGGCGCACAAACGCAGGCTATTGACTTTGACAAGGGACAATTAACTCTCGTGCTAGGTGAGAATCTAGATCTAGGTGGTGATGACAGTGGGGCTCGTAATGGTACTGGTAAAACTACTATCATTAACGGTCTTAGCTATGCTATCTACGGTAATGCATTAACAAACATCAAGAAAGACAATCTAGTTAACAAGATTAACAGTAAAGGTATGCTGACTACTGTAACCTTTGAAAAGGATGGTGTCAACTATCATATCGAACGCGGTCGTAAGCCCAATGTATTGAAGTTTACTGTAAACGGTCAGGCACACGAAGACAAAAATCAAGACGAAAGCCAAGGCGACAGTAGAGAAACACAAAAAGAAATTGAAGATGTCTTTGGTATGACACACGATATGTTTAAACATCTTGTGGCGCTGAATACCTATACTGAACCGTTCTTGAGCATGAAGGCGGCTGATCAAAGAGCAATCATTGAACAGTTATTGGGCATTACACAGTTAAGTGAAAAAGCCGAAGCATTAAAAGAACAAATTAAAAATAGTAAAGACTCTATTGTCACTGAGAATACTAAAATTGAAACAATTCGTTCAAGCAACGATAGAATTCAACAGAGTATTGATGCGCTTGAACGCAAAGCTAAAATGTGGACCGAACAGAACGAAGTCAGTGTTACTAATCTAGCAATAGCTATTGAAAAACTGCTAGATATTAATATTGATCAAGAAATTCTAGCACATCGAGCACTAGATGCTTACAATGCCAAACGCAAAAGTATTAACGAAATTTCCAGCTGGATTAAACGCTGTGAGTTAGATGAAGCTAGAGAAACCAAGGAGATGGATAAACTTAAAGCAGACATTGCTAGTTTAGAAAATCATACCTGTCATAGCTGTGGACAGGGATTCCATGATGACAAACAGGTAGTATTGTTAGAAAAGAAGCACAAAGAATTGCAGGAAACTGCACTTCAAGCCTTGGCCACTAACACGCAATGGATGGAACATACAGACGCTCTTAAGGAATTAGGTGATCTAGGCAATATGCCTACTGTGGTCTACGACAATCTAGAACAAGCACTCAATCACAAAAATACTCTCAGCGGCTTTGAACGCGATTTAGAAATTAAAGCAGCTGAAACTAATCCTTATATTGAACAGATTGAAGAACTGCGTCATACTGCGGTACAGGTAATCGATTACAACATTCTAAACGAAATGGTTCGTGTTAAAGATCATCAAGAGTTCTTGCATAAACTGTTAACAAACAAGGATAGTTTTATCCGCAAGCGGATTATTGATCAGAACTTGGCCTATTTGAATCAACGACTGACTTATTATCTAGATCGTATTGGTCTTCCGCATACTGTTGAGTTTCAAAATGATCTAAGTGTGATTATTACACAGCTGGGTCAAGACCTAGACTTTGATAATCTAAGTCGTGGTGAGCGCAATCGATTAATTCTAAGTCTAAGTTGGGCGTTCCGTGATGTGTGGGAAAACTTATATCAGTCCATTAACTTGTTGTTCATTGATGAGTTAGTTGACTCGGGTATGGATGCATCGGGTGTTGAGTCAAGTATTGCTGTGTTAAAGAAGATGACTCGTGAAAGAAACAAGAATGTATTCTTGATTAGTCACAGAGATGACTTAACCAGCAGGGTGAATCATGTGTTAAGAGTTATAAAAGAAAACGGATTCACCAGCTATTCAAATGATGTGGAGATTGTTGCTTGACAACTGAATCTCACGATAAAATGATCCGTGCCTTTCAGGAATATTTCAAATGGCAGGATCGTTTTGAGTACAGAGGCAGTGATGAGGCAGGAGTAAAGGCACGGTATTGGCTGAGTGAAATACGCAACGAGGCATCAATTAGGCGAGTAGAAATACAAACAAAACGAGACGAACGCAAACAAGCCAGAAAAGGCATGGTAGGAAGGCCCCCCAAGATACATAAGGGATGACATGGTTGTATAAGAAAAAAATCGTTGAAGAAATATCGGAAGACTATATCGGATTCGTATATCTTATTACAAATGTTATCTCTGGACGCAAGTACATAGGCAAAAAACTAGCAAAATTCGCTAAAACAACATACAAAACTGTCACACTCAAAAACGGCAAGAAGAAAAAAAAGAAGATTAGAGGCAAGATCGAAAGCGACTGGAAGGACTATTATGGTTCTAGCGATGCGCTAACAGCAGATATACAGGCACTAGGCAAAGAAAACTTCACCAGAGAAATTCTATTTTACTGCAAAAACAAATCAGAATGCAGCTACATCGAGGCAAGAGAACAATTTAAACACAAAGTTCTAGAATCAACTGACTGGTACAACGGTCACATACAGGTTCGAGTTCACGGCTCACACATCCTCAAAAAACCCAAAAAATAATAGACGGACACTGCCGCAAGGCACACTTAGGCTCAATAAATTCAGGCAAAAGACTGCCAAATAAGCCCGCACCGGCGTTGTTAGTGTGCCCTTAAAGCTGGATCTCGGATCGCAGTCAATGGAATTCCCTACTTGGTAGAGGGGTTGTAACAGTAGTATCCTTAACAGGACCATGATCGGATATGCCTATAGAACCGGTTTACTGTACAAGAAAGTATTATTCAAGGCTAAAAGAGGGTGAAGAACCCACGGCTGTAAATATGTTAGCGTATATTTGCAGACCCGCCGTCGTATTAAGACGCAGCTAAAGGTACCGGACGACCGCCTTAGTAATGCTGTAACGCTATGTGACATTGTGCAACTCAGATAATGTTCATTTTTAGCCCGCAAGGGCTAAGTGTGACTGAACAATCTAGATAATAGCTAAAGTGCTTCGCACTTAATGTAATCAATGTTAAGAGAAAAGAAATTCGTTGAGCGTTGAGCGAAAACGAATATGAGCTTTAGCTCATAGCTGTAATAAATAACAAATAAGTCTTGGATATAAAATGAGAATAGCAACATTAATGGAATACCACATTCATGAAGGTCGTAGATTACTTCGTGAAAGTTGTGACGGATTAACTGAAAGACAACGAGTTATTGTAGAAGGCATCTACAATGAACTGTCACCTTTGATTGAAGCTAGTCTAGCACCTCAACAGATACAACAACTATTTGGAGAGATTGAAAAAGCAGCAACTGC